GTCCCGCGGCGTGACGCCGAGCGCTTGGTATGTCACACCGCCCGAGAGCACCGCGGGGATATAGCGCGAGCGCGCAACACTGTCGGCCCATTGCGCTTGCAACGCCTCGGCTTGTGTCTTGTTGAGGCGGAGCGCCGAGTTGAGCACGGCGGGCGGTTGCGGGTTTTGCATCACGTCGGTCGCGTACACCTCCGCCGCGATGACACCCGCGAGCGTGCCGCCTGGTCGTCCCGCAACGTCGAGCGCGCCCAATCCCTTGTAGTAGCCGGGCGGCCGGTTGTGGCGAATGTGGAGGAGTTGGGAGGCGTCGGGATTCCACACGCTCGACGTCGACCCGTCGATGTTGCTCCACGTGTATTCGAGCCCGCCGTCGGCGAACATGTTGACGCTCACCGCGTCGGGGTTGAGCACCACAAACGAGGTCGGGTAACCGTCATATCCCCACGACGTCGGGAGGCAATACGCGTTGCCGCGCAACACGAGCGACCAAATGATTTGCGCGCACTCGTCGGTCCAACCGACCTCGCTGCCCGCGGGATGCACAAGCCACGGCGGGTCGTCGATGCGATCACGGCCGCGCAACGTCGTGATCGGCAACGTCGAGAGTGTCGTGCAATAGATCGAAACCCCGCGGTAGAACGCGGGAATGGTGAGCGCCGCGCTCTCGCTCACGGGCCACAGCATCGGCGCGAGTCCCGCGTCGCTCACGATGATCGACGTATACGGGCCGGGAATCGTGTTCCACGTCGACCCGTCGGCGAACATGCCCGAGAGCGAACGCGCGAGCGGCCGCGCACGTTCGACCACGCGCGTCACCCGTGGTGATGACAACGCACGTTGCACTAGCGTCTGGCCGGCCATTCGTCACCCCTCGTTGTCGTTGGAGCTCGCTACCGTCCGATGCGGAGCCATCCGAGCACCGCGACGAGCGCGACGGCACCAAGCTCGCCGACGATCCACCAACCTTGCGTTTCGGTAATGAAAGACACGCCCACGGTGACCTCCTCCTAGAACACGGCCGGTGTTGGCACGTCGGCCATCTCGACGGCGGTTGTCCATGCGATGCGTGCGGCGCGCGCGGCGCTCACATCGGTCGCGTCATCGGGCGCGGCGAGCCGCAAGCTCCCGTCGGGTGTTGCGAGCCCGACCAATCGGCCGACGTGTTCGCCGATGATCGGCGAATGATCGTGCGGCACGCGGCCCTCGACGATCGCTCGGCGCCACTCGGTCGACGAGTTGACGTCAACGTCAACACGGTTCGGCCACACCTCGACGGGTAGCCCGCCGTCCTGCAATCGGCGCACGAGGTGCGGCCGCACGCGTGGCGCGACGATGAGTTGCGCCACTTGCCACCGATCCCACGCGAGCGACAACACGTCCTCAAGCTCGTCATCGGTCGCGGTGTCGCTATGCCACGCGAGAAACAACGCGCCGTCCAACGTTGCGCCGACGAGCGCGATCGAGGAGCGCCACGTACCCGCGAGGCCGAGCACCACGTCGGCACCCTCGGGCGGCGCCTCCACTTGCGGCAACGCCTCCCACGCGCCGAGCGGGAGCCACGACGCGACCGCACCGTCGAGCCATTGCCCGAGCCGGTACATGCGAAAGTCGGCCTCACCAATCGTGCGTAGCTCGTCGGCCAACACGTCGGCGAAAAGGATGCCCGCGCCGAGCGCCGGGTTGGCACGCTCCCACTCACGCCGATCGTCGACCGGGTGCCCGGCCTCCGCCGCGTATTCGATCCACGCGATGCGCGCACCGTCGGCCGCACGCGCTCGGAGGTCGGCGAGCGCCGAGTGTTCCGCGTTCGGCGCGGGCGTCCCGATCGCTAACACGAGCGACTCGGGCCGTTTCCCGGCGCCCTGCATCACGGCATTCATCACCTCGACCTCGACCGTTTGCGCCTCGTCGACGAGCGCCACGGCCGGATTCAAGCCCTGCAACCGTGACGCGTCGGCCGGGAGCGGCAAGAGTTCGCCGTTGTTCCACGCCGACCACACACGCCGCTCGCTCGTCGCCGTGTACGACACGACACGCGACCCGAGCGTCGGATTGAGCGCCACCATTTGCAGCACCGGCCGAAAGAGCGTCCGGTTCGCTTGCAAACCGTTGTACGCGATCAACGGCACTTGCGGCGCGCCCTCCGTATCGCACACCGCCCACAACCCGATCGCCGCGCACAACGTCGATTTCGCGTTGCCTCTCGGAATCTGTAAACCGCCCGTGCGCACACCATCACCGAGCAACGCCTCGATAACCTCCCGTTGGAACGGCTCCAACGTGAGCGGCTCACCAACCCGCGGCCCCGACGGGATACGCACGTAAGTCTCGATCCACCGAATGCAACGCGCCGCCCTCGACCGAGTGCGCCACCGGCGCCACGGCGGCACCGCCCGAGACGCCCGCGTGTCCTTTGCGTTGCGCCGCACACCCGTCGTGTCGGCCAACACACCGACCTTTGCCGTCACCGGCCGTTCCCACCAACGCGACTCGCCCGATCCGGCCCCATCACGCCGAGCCCTCAGCCAACACGCCCGACGCCGACGAGCTTGCGCCCAACGAGCCCGATGCCGAGCGATTGAGCCCGAATCCCACGGCGGTCGTCGCGCCAGCCGCGGCCGTAGAAAAAATCGGGTCGGCCACGCGTCGAGGTTGTCGTTGTCGGCCGGGCGCGAACGGGGCGGCCATCATTTTTTGATTTCGATTCGATCGCGCCCACGCTCGGGCTCGTGGTGCGAGGCGTGGGCGGTTTGCTCGGAGCCATGCGAGCGAGCGGGCCGAGTTGCATGAGCCGCACGCGGCGACGAGGTTGGCCGGGTCGTCGGTGCCGCCCTCGATGCGTGGCACCACGTGGTCGACGGTGTTGGCATGGGCGCCGCAGTAGGCGCACACGTGGTGGTCACGGGTGAGGATGGCGCGCCGTGTGCGTTGCCACGTGGCCCCGTATCCGCGCCTCGCGCTACTGCGCCGTTCCACGTGCCGACCTCTCGGCCGCCCGGCTCACGAGGTACACGGTCACGGTGTGCCGGTGGTCGAGGGAACACCGGGCGCTCGGGCGTTGGGGGCTTGGAGCGTCGGGCGGTTGAGGACGTCGGCACACCGTGACCGTTGGCCGGGATTGTGGCACGTCACTCGTCGAGGGTGTTGCCGAGGCGCTCTCGCTCATCGTCGGCGGCGCGTTGGCGCATGGCCTCGACGCGCTCGTGTAGCTCGGCCGTGCCCGAGCCTCGTGGACCGCTGCCGGTGGTGGCCGGTGGCTTTGCCGACGGCCGCCGTACTGGCCGGGCTTGGGCATCGGCTCGGCGCCGTTGCTCGGCGTCGTAGGACTCGGCCACGGTGTCGGGTGTGCGTTCGATCGTGGCGCCGAGCGAGCGCGCCACGCCCTCGGGCGTGGGTGAGCGAGGTGCCGCGCTCGATGCGTTCGCATCATGCGGCGCAATCTCTGTTCTGTTCTTCTCTGTTCTTGCATATGCGGCCGCATTGCGTTCGCTCGATGCGTTCGCATTGCGTTTCGCATCGTCGGTGTTGCCCCATCGGGCGCGTGCCGACGCGCGTGCCGCCTCCGATTTCGCCCGTCGTTGCTCGCTCGACGGGTTGTTGTCGAGCCAACCGTCGATCGTCCAACGCGTGATTTCACGCGACACGTCCGCGTCACGAGCGCGCACGATGCCACGCGCTACAAGTGCATCGAACGCGCGCGCGGCGGCGCGGTAGCCGGTCCACGGCGCGACCACAGCGCGACACGCGCTCGCGTTCGGCAAGTCACCATCGGTGTCGTGCTCGGTCGCATACGACACGAGCCCGACAAACGCGAGGCGCTCCATCGGCGTCGAGCCCGCCCACCGCGGGTGCATCGGGAAATTCACGCCGAGGCGAAACCACGGGTGAGCGCTCACGCGCACGCGCTCCAATTCCCGCATCCGGCCCCGTGCGCCCATAGGGCTCGTGCCATCGCGTCTTGGGTGCCGACGTCGACCGATGACGCCCGCACGCCTACAAGGTCACTACGGCCGCTCTCACGGGCAACCGTGTCCCACGTCGGTTGCTGGAATTGCCACTTGCCGAACGCGCAATCGCACGGGTTGACCGCGCCCGGCTCATCACGGGACTCGCGCCACATCACGTAACACGGCGGGAGGTCACCACCACACGCGCCCGTAGGCTCGACGGTGCCACGGTCCACACCACCGGACCTCGGGCCGCGCGGGCTCGTCGCCGACACGGCGGCGAGCCACCGCGTGAACAACACACGCCGGATCGCGAGCGCCCGGCGCAACACGAGACCATCGGCCACGCGAACCGGCGCCGTCACAATCGACGGCGCCGCGGTCGGCACCACACGAGGCGCTCGACGCTCATGCGCGCGCGGAGTCAACGCCCACGCGAACACGGCCACCGTTACAACAACGAGCCCTCCGAGAAATCCGGCCCTGACGGTTCCCATGCGATCCCCCCATCGTCGGCCGACGAGGGCGCGGCACTTGGAGCCGGGCGGCTATCCGCTATGCCCCTTGCGGGTTGTGCCGCGCCCTCATCGGACTCGTCGAGCGGCTCGGCATCGGTGCCCCGCTCTAGATCGGCGAGCAACGCCTCCCACGCGTCGAGTTGCGCGCGCGTCGCTCGTTTGATCGTCGGCAAGCCCGCCTCGGCGCGCGCGGCACCAATGTCGAGCCCGTCGACCTGCAAACGCTTTGCCCACTCGGTCAAACGCACGGCGCGTTGCGCGACCGTGCCCGGCGCTCCCGGCTCATCGCGGCGATTCGCAACCTCGTCGGCGCTCGCAATCCTTTTCGCGTCGGCGACAAGCGCGGCGACAATGGCGCGTCCCCACGCGCTCGTCTCCGCGTTCATTAGCTCCGAACCACGAGTGAACGGTGTGCGGCCGGGCACGGGCTCCCACGCGCTACCGACGCCGGGCAACCGATCGTCGGGTGAGCGGTAGCACGCGGCCACGTACACAACAAAACGCTCGGTGCCTAGCTCGACAACCTCAAACGGTCGTTCCGCGTTCAACGGCCGCAACGAGCCCGTCGGGAAACGCTTACGAAAATCGCGGACACGCTCCGCAACGTCGACATAATCCGGCGCGAAACCCTCGCTCATCGGTCGCGCTCACTCCGAGGCGGGCGCGTGTAATGCGGGCACCACGCCTCGTGTTCCATCAGGATCACCCACACGGCGCCGCGTAGGTCGCGCTCCTCGCTCATCGGCCTCAAATCCGCGTCGAGCAACGTCAACGCGGGCACGCATCGGCAACCGTCCTCGACCGCGCTACGCATCGCGGCCGCGCGCACCTCGGCCGGGTACACCGGGGCGCTCATGCGCGCGCGTTCCACTCGTCGAGCGGGCGGAGCACGTGTTGTGGCACGTAGAACGCGGGCCGGAATCCCTCACGCTGTGCCCACCACTCCTCGGATTTCGCCTCGCACCCGTAACACCAACCCACGAGGCGAAACCGCGGGAGGCGCATGGTCACGAGGAGAAACGGCTCGGCATCCGCGTCGGCCCGGTACACGATGAGCCGCCCGCCTCCGCGTGTCGTCGAGCGAACGTGGAACGGCCCCACGTCGGGTTTGCCGCCGTCGGGATTGAGGTTGTCGCGCGGCCACCATGCGCCGAGCGCTTTCGCCGCGGCGCACTCGCCCCACGCGCCGACCACGTGCGCCGTGAGGTTGTTGCGATCCGTGACGCGCACGTTATCGACGAGCCCACGCTCGACCGCGGTGAGGTAACGATGCACGCCGTGCGACGCGGCGCGTTGTAGCTCATCCCACGAGAGTTCGACCGAGGCGCTCACGGGCGCGGCAACCGTGCGGGCACCACACGCGTCGTGTTGCAACGCTCGCACGCGAGCCCGTCGTCGAGCGACGCGAGCGGCTCGGGATTATGGCCCCAACCCACAAACGTCGTGCCACACAAAACGCACACGTGTTCCGCGTGCGAGCGCTTGAGCTTGTCGACTGTCTTTCGCACGTTGCCCTCCCTCGGTTCCCAATAGGTCATGCGAACACGCGCGCCGGGAGTTGCACCGCGTAACCGTCGGGCTCCTCCTCGCAAAACTCGTCGACCTGGACGCCCATCTCGCGGAGCGCCGTGACCTTTGCCCCGCCGAACGAAATGCACTCGCGCAATCGGTAGGCCACGTTCGACGCGATCACCGCGGGCGGCAACACCTCGCCCGTCTCGGGGTCGAACACGACGGCCGGGTCGTCGATGATGCGCGCGGCGAGCACGGGCAAGAGCGCCGACCAATCCCACCGCGAACGCTTGAAACGCTTGCGTACCTCGACGAGCCCAAAACCGGGTAGCTCTAGCTTGCGGCCGCGGCCCATCTCTTGCACGAGCACGCGCTCCAACGTCGTCACGGTTTCGCCGAGGTCGGCGCGCAAGTCGCGCACCGCGATCAACAACCGGGCGACGTCGTGCGCGGACGGTACGCCGAGCGCCACGAGGTCACGGTCGAGCGCGGTCGCGAGCCCGTCGATGTGCGCGGCGAGTAGCTCGACGTCCGGCGCGTCTGGCATCGCCACTAGCTCGCGCGCTTGCGCGTTTTCTTGGTCGTGCCGTCGAGTTGCTCGTCGATCCACTTGCGCGGGATGCGCCACACGCGCGGCCCGACGCGCAACGCGGGCACGTGCCCCGCGGCAATCCATCGGTACAACGTGTTCGGCGCGACGCCGAGGAGGTCGGCGGTTTGCGCAACGGTGAGCGCCGCGCCGGGCTCACGCACGGGCGGCGGTGTCTTGCGTCGGTGTGCGCGCTTGTCGGGCATGGCCGCCCAACGAACACCAACGGGAGGCGTGTTGCAACCGAAATGCCCGGCCGTTCTCTTGTGTCTATCTAGTGCAACGGTGTCGCGTTACGTGACGCGAAACGGCCGCCCGTGAGGGCGGCCGCACGCGTACACCACGGGTGAGACACCTACCCGAACAGCGCGCCCATCACCTCGGTCGCGCGCCGGTCGACGCCCTGCTCCTCGATCACGTGCGCATAGACGGTGCTCGTGACTTGCGTGGAGGCGTGCCCGACCGTGTGCGCGATCGTGGCGAGGTCGATGCCCGCACGGATCGCCCGCGAGACGAACAAGTGGCGGAGGTCGTGGAAACGCACCGCCACGCCCGCCCGACGGGCCGCGTAGCGCCACCGAGACGACACGGCGCTCGGGAGGAGCGGCACGAGCCCGCCCGGCTCCTCGGCGAGCACGTAGGCCGCCTGGTCGAGCTTGCCGATGCCGAACGCGAGCGCGACCTCGGCCGCCTCACGGCGCCGACGCTTGAGGAGCCCGACGGCCGTGTCGTTGAGCGCCACCGTGGCGGTTTTGCTCTTGCGCCCCGCGGTCACGTGCTCCCACGCGCCGCCGCCCGTCTCGGTGATGGTCGCCCGCATCGTGACCGTGCCCGCGTCGAGGTCGACGTCGGCCCACCGGATCGCGCAAAGCTCGCCGAGGCGGCGGCCCGTCGCGATCGCGAGCGTGGCCGTGTCACGCGCCGCGCCGTCAAGCTCGCCGAGCACGGCCTCGACGTCCTCGACGCTCGGCACGCCGCGCTCGGCACGCTCCTCGGAGGCTTTCGGCACCCGCGGAGGCGTCGCGCGCTCGGCCGGATTCTCGCGGAGCCATCCCCACTTGACGGCCTGGCCCAATGCCATCGAGAGCACGACGTGGGATTGCCGGATCGTGCGCGGCGACAACCCGCGCCCGGCCATGAACGCCCACACCGTGTCGATCTTGCGCGCCGTGAGCTTGTCGAGCTTGACCGCGCCGAATTCGGGGATGAGGTGCCCGTCGAGGCGCGAGCGGTAGCCCTTGCGCGTCGCGGGAGCGAGCGACGCGCGCTTGAAATCCCACCACGCCTCCAACGCGTCGCCGACCGTGTGGCCTTTCGCCGACGGTGCCTTGCCGTCATGGTCGGCGATGATCCGAGCCGCGAGGCGCTCTGCCTCGCCCTCGGTCCCGCACGTACCGCCCAAGCGCCGACGCTTGCCCGTGATCGGGTCGCGCCCGACGTCGACCGTGACGCGCCACTTGCCGCCCCGCTCTTGAATGTGTCCTCTCATGGTGTGTTCCCTCCCCTAGTTGGACGTGCGCCCGTATTTGGACGTGAGCCGCCCGTTTTGGAATGTCGCGGTGACGGTGCCGTCGAACACGACGTCGGTGGTGCGCACACCATCGGCCGTCGAGTCGTCCTCGACCTTGCCCGGCTCGCCGACGACGGCCGCCACTTGCGCGCGGGTCATGCCCCACGTGAGCGCGTTGTACGTGTGGAGCGTCATGCCGCGCGAGTGGTGTGCCGACTGCGCGGAGCCCGAGCCGCACGCGGCGATCACCACCGACGCGACGAGCACGCCGAGCACGGCGGCCCCTCGCTTGATTCCTGCCCTGGTCATTCCTTGCCCTCTCGTGTGCGTTGGTGGCATCGGTCGATGCCACCACAAGCCACGTTAGCCGCATTCTTGCCACCATTCTTGCCACCAAGCCTCGGCCGAGGGCTCGAAAACCTCGTGGGGCCGGGAGGAATCGAACCTCCGCACCGAGGATTATGAGAGCGAAAAACGCCCTCGGTCGCCCATCGGTGCCCACCGTCGCCCCACCACAATCACCAACGATTTCGGGCTCGATCGCACGCGCGGGCGCAACCGCCCTGGTCACCGATTCGGGCTCCCGCCACCCGTTTTGCCACCATCGTTGCCACCACACGCACACCCGTTGCACACCTTGTGAACCGTTCTCTAACCTCTCGGCCGGGGCTTGAACGGGCGGCGCCTCAGAAACATCGGGGGGACACATGGCCGCACCACGATTCCGCACGCTCCGCCGACGGGCCGACGGGAGCCTCCCGTGGCCGCCTAAGCCCCTCACGGGCGGGCCGGTCCACCAAGCCACGCTCGACCAATACGCGGCCGTTGCGTGGACCCTCGCCCGCCTCGGCGGCGACGTCGAGAACACCTCGGGGCTCATCTCCGCGGACCTGCTCGCCGCGGTGCCCAACCCGTCGTTGTTCCACGGTGTCTCGACCAACCTCTCGGCCCGGCTCAACGAGCTACGCGAGCTTGGGCTCGTCGAGGTCGAGCGCCGAGGGCGGCGCACGTTCCGCGCGGCGCTCATGGTCGAGACACACGAGCTACCGATGCCCGACCCGTGCCCGGCGCCCGAGCCCGAGGCGGTGGACACTCCGCAAACAACGAGCGCCCCCCCCCCGATTCTCGGGGCGGCGGCGCCGCCCGAGCCCACGCCGGTCGAGGCGATGCTCGCAAATCTGTTCGGCGACACCAACGCGGCGCACCTCGTGGCCGTCGCCCTGCTCGACGAGGTGCTCGACCGCTACGCGGGCAAGAGCGGCCCCGAGGCGCCCGTGCGCGCCCAACGCGATCACCTCGCCCGCGAGCTTGCCGACACCAAGCGTGAGCTACGCCGGGCGCACGCGGAGGTCGAGACACTCACGGGACGGCTCAAGTCGCGCACGGTCGAGCGCGACGAGGAACGCCGACTACGCGAGGGCGCCGAGGCGAACATCGCCACCGTGCTCGGCGCCGTGCGCGAGTACCAAGCCCGCGCCAACGGGTCGCTCGGCGAGGAGAACCGCAAGCTCTTAGAGCGCATGATGCGCACGGTGCCCGGTTTCGATCGGGCGGACGATCCGCGCCCACGGTGACCTCGCGCCGCGACCGCTCGCGGCCCGATCCCGAGGAGGAGCCCACGCTCTCACTCCCGCGCGTGGCCTCGATCCTCGGAGTGTCGGCCGCGGCGGTCTACAAGTGGCACGCCGAGGATCGGTTGCCGTTCGCGGTCATCGAGCTAGGCGGCCGGTACGTGGTGCCAACGATCCCGTTCCTCAAGTGGCTCGACACCATCGGCGGTTTGTTCTCGTGACGACGCGCAAACGGGCACCGCTCGCCGAGGCGGAGCTAGCCGCGGCCGAGGCGGTTGTCGCGCCGCTTATGCGCGAGGTCCGCGTGCGCGAGGCGGCGCACCGGGCCACTGACGCCGAGGCGAAACGCGTGACCGACGACAACGCGGCCGCGTATGCGCGGGTTGTCGAGGCGGTCCACGCGTTGCGCAACCTCGTCGCGGCGCTCACAGATTCGGCCGGGTACTCCGAGCGCTATGACCTCGACACGGCGCTCGCCGAGGCGCGAGCCATCCTCGACGCGTAGACCTATCCTCCGAGTGGAGGTGGTCGGCATGGCACTCACCACTCGGCAACGCAACGCGCTCCCGCGCTCCGCGTTCGCGATCCCGTCGCGGCGCGCGTATCCGATGCCCACCAAAGCTCAAGCGAGGCGGGCGGGTATCTCGGAGGCGCAACGGTTGCGCACGCATCGCAACGCAATCTCGCGGGCGGCGCAACGCAACACGGGCGGCAACGTGACGACGATGCGGCGCATCGCCCGCACGCGGACGGGCGGCAAGGTCGGCGGTCGGCGGGGCCGGTAGCCGCGCTCCGAATCACGCCTACGGCCCCACGCGACTCGCTCGGCTCACCATACGGCCGAGGTGAGACAGAAACGCCCGAGGCGCCGAAATCGCGCCCGCTACGTGGCCCGTAGAGGCGAATCGAGAGCGGGGCCGGTACTAGGCACCGGGCGAATTTCGCCCTCTCGCCCGATCGTGGAGCCCGAGCACGAGCCCCACGATGAACACGGCGGCGAGGATCGCGTTGAGTATCGCGAGTTCGATGACCAACACCCACGCTTGCGCGTCGGTGATGACTGCGGGCACTACTCACCTCCTCGATACTCGCGGAACGCGATCACCACGACGACGAGCGCGAACAACGCGAGCAACAACGCGATCACGAGCCCGAGTATCGCTACCCACGTCAACCGCGCGCGCTACTTGCTCTCAAGCGCGTCGAGCCGCTCGTTGACGCTCTTGAGTTCGCCCATGATCCGGCCGAACATCGTTTTGTTTTGCTCCGCGCCCTCGGTCCACGAGCGCAACGTCGCGACGATGCTCCGCACGTCGGCGAGTTGTTGGGATTCTTTCGGCGTCAAGTCGGCCACCTCCTGACCCGCGAACGCTTGCCGCACGCCCGCCATCTTTGCGTAAAGGTTGTTCCCTGGGCACGAGGTCGGATAGCTGTCGCGGTGCCCGTACAGCGTCGCGGTCGATGCCATCCAACCTTGATTCGCGGCCTCGCGGAACGCTTGGCCGCACGCTTGCACCATCACATCGGGCGCGGCCTCAACGTCGAAATTGCCGACCGCGCACACGCTCACCGAATCGGCGTTGTGGTCCTTGGTGGCCGCGTCCTCATGCGTGAGCCCGCGTCCCTCCCACACGTCGCCGTCTTGAAACACCATGAGGTTGTAGTCGATCGCGATATAACCCATGCCCAACACGTAGCTCTCGATTTGGCGGAGGCACGCGGCCTTGTCGCTCGGGACGCCCCGCTTGCCGCCTCCCTCATGGTGGAGGCGGCCCCACGGGACGCCGCGCGCGGGTGCCGACCAATTCGGTACGTAGGACGTCCACGCGCTCCGCGGTGTGATGTGCATGGCCTAGCTCTCGGTGTCGTCGGGCTCGCCGTCGTCCCTCTCGGGCCGGTCGTGCGAGTCGACCTCATCGACGTCGGAAAGCTCGTCGCGCAAACCCTCGACGCGCTCGCCGGGCTCGGGTGTCTCCTCGACCTCGGGTGCGCCCGCCTCGGTGTCGTCGGGCTCCTCGGGTGTGCCGTTCGGCGGTTCGGTTGTGGTCATCGTGTTACCTCCTATGGTGTGCCTAGATCCTCGACCGCGAGCCACGACAGGTTGTTCGCGTCGTTGGGATACATGCGGCCGCTGTTCGCGACGCTCGACGCGATCTGTGTCTTGTACGTGCCCGCCGTCGTGCCGATGGTGCCGTAATACGAAATGAAACCGGGTTGGATGCCGCCCGTGGGCACGCTCGCCGCGACAAAGTTTGGGCCGAGTGTCGCGGCCCCGGTTGCGAGGCGCGCGTACACGTTGCCCGCCGCGGCTCCGAACACGCTCATAAAGCTCGTGACGCGCACGAGGCGCGTCTCGGGCGCGGTGAGCGTGGCGGTGAGCGCGTCGATGAACACGCCCGCGGTGGTCGTTTGCAAGAGCACCGCCGGGACCACGTACGCGATGCGCCCGCGTGGTCGGCCGATCCCCTTGGTGCCGTTGTAGTAGTAGAACGAATCGGTGTTGACCACATAGCACTCCATCCCCATCACGGGCGAGGT